TCATATTTGGGATTGCGTTTAGTTCCGTGGTTGTCAATACAATATACATCAGAACCCACCTTGCACGGCAGCACCACCAGCCGCCCTTCCGTCTTAGCCTTGGCCAGCCCTTGCACTTCTTCCGGTGATAGCCCGCTATCCTCATATGCTGATAGCCTATCAAAAGCCTCTTGCACAAAACAATCCTGACATTTTCCCGAACAAATTTCGTCGCAACCTAACTCCCCGCTGCTCTCATAAAGAGCTTTGAGGGTTGCGCCGTCAAACGCTTCACTTGGCAATGTCAGTCTTTGGTATTCAGGCACTATTTTTCACGCTCCTTATCATCAAACTCCCTGGCCCGGTCGATGCAGTAAGCACTGAACACAGCCAGGAAAGCCCCGATTGCTATGCCAATAGTCAGACCGTTATAAAATGTCACTTTTCTCCCACTCCTTCCAGCCGTTGACAAAATAGCTATTCCAGCCCCGGTTCCAGGATTTCCACTTCGTACTATCAACCGGGTAAGGGTTCTTTTCCCTGGACACATCGCCGTCGGATTGCTTTGCGGCGTAAAGGCCCTGTTCGTATGCGATCCAGTCGATGTCGGTGCTCATCATTCACTTACCTCCTCATACTTAGGGAAAAGCGGCTTTTTTTGCTCTTTTAAAAGTTCCACCAGGCAAGGTATGTTAAGCTGTTTCCTGCTCCCCTTATACTTCGGATGCCAACAAATACACCAATCGTCGTTATATTTTTGGCAATGCTCACATTCTGGAGTACATTGCTTAATGTTGTCGTGCCCCTTACTCATTCCCCGGCCGCCTCCCTTACGCACTCTGTGATATACAGCATCTTACCGGTCACAAGACACGTCCACCTTACGCCGCCCTGCCCGTTCGTCGATGTATCAGACTTGAAAGGACAGTCCCAGCACTTTTTGACGGTCATCTGGTCGCTTTCCTGCCCGCTTATTTTTCCGTCACTCTTGTATCCCGCATACCCTGCTCTTTCCTCCACCTCGTCTTCCCACCCTTCCTTGATTATCGTCTTTACCTCCCATCCGCCCATCAGACTGGGAAAGCATACTGCCCGCATGCCGGGTTCAACTTCTACCTCCAGGGCTCCCCGGTCGTTTACCCTGGCACCCTTGCGCAGCTCTGTCCGGATGCGCTGCCGGAGCCTGCCCCGGAGCCACTCCTTTTTGACGGCCGGGAGACGCTGTCGCAAGCGGTCCAGGGCGTGGGCGTGGAACTGTATATTCAGTCTGTTCGAGGCCACATCGGCGTCACCTCTACTTCTACCCTGGGAACATCATCATACCGCTTCTTCACAACCAAATCGCACACCCTGGCATCATCGGTATAAATCTTCCCTTTCATAGCGTCAAAGATGGCCCGGGTAATCTTGTCCACATCCGGCTTCACACAGGGATAAGGACGTTTCTTTGCGCTGACAGATTTTGGCCTGAGAAAATAAAATTTCAGTATGACTTCCACTGCCCCGTCAAAAGGTTTTTCTGGCCGGTGCTGCTGTGCGATAATAGACACGTCATTGCGCCAGGATGCTAAATTTTTACCGCTTGACTCTGCCATGGACGCCCTTATTCTTCCGGTTTTTTTGTCTTTAAATGTGAAGGGCATCTTGCTGCCCTGAGGTACTGCGTTGCCATAAACGGTGAATTTTATTGTATCGCTCACCTGCCGCCGCCCCCTTCCGGGATAGCCAGCCAGCCGCCTTTTACTTCTTTCAGACTATAAAGGCCTCTCTTTGCGCCTTCATCTTTAAGCCATTTAACCAATGCCTTGGTTCCTACCCTGTAAGAATTTGACTTTGTTTTAGTAATCCAAAGCCCGTTCTCACTGTGGGCAATGGTTATCACCTTTGTATTTTTGATTTCTTTTATCCCTATTTTCAGTTTAGAACCAGGGCCGCCGAGTGTTTTTATTGCCTCCCTACCTATTGCGATGCAGTTATTACTTAAGCTAATTCTTTCGCCCAGGCCGGCTTTGTTATTCCTGGGGGTTGCTTTATACCATTTTGTCTCCGTCTCTTTCGGCTTGACAACTTCGACGTTTAAATCGCTCATCTGCTCCTCAAAACTGCGATCGTCATCGTCTTCTAAGGCAGCACGGTCAAATATGGTTGTTCTCGACATTTTGGGTCACCTCCGAACCTTCTTTTGAGTCCTTTTCCGCTCGCCTATTTTGTTATAAATATCTGCGATAACGGCTCCTGTCTTTGTCAGCTCAGCATTGCCATAAATTAAGCCTTTTTGATTCATCCGCACCAGCTGCGCTCGGGAAACAAGAATGAGGTTGTCCAGGTCGAAGTTACGATTGTTCCCATCTCCGAAGATAATCGCATGGCCTGGAGGCAGAGGACCATTTGCCTCTTCCCAAATAATTATGTGCTTGCCTCTCCAGTTCTTCTGCTTCTTATCGTCCTGAATTTTTACCTGGATATATCCGTCTTTTGTTATGCGTTCAGAGCCAATCGGCACCCAGGTATGGGGCACGTTGCCCGGCTTGAACTGCGTGGCTTCCATGCCAGGATAGGAAATTCCCTTTTTGCCTTTATTAAAAGGGATATTCCCTTTAGGAAAGTAACCCGTAATTCCGCTGTTTAATTTATGCCGGCTATACCAGCCCTTCATTTGCGAATGGGTGTAGTTAGTACCGAATGTTTCGTTCAGCCTGGCCGCCATCTCCTTTGGGCCAACTCCGTGATAGTTTTCTTTAATAAAGTTTTTTACTTCATCCGGATATACTTTAGACGGTCTCCCTGCGGGGATGCCGCGACGACCGCTTTTCAATTGGTGATTACTCTTATACGTTTTCATTTTAGATTCGGTAAAATCTGTGCCAAATTTTGCATTGACCAATTCAGCTAAATCTTTTGTAGTAATCCCTTGAACATTTTCAGCTATAAATTTTTTCACTTCCTCGGAATATTTTCTCATGATCGCCCCTCCAGCTTACTCCTTCAAAAATGATGCCCTGAGCATTGGCGGCATTCTCTTTGTTTCTTTGCTGCTGCTGCCTACAGGAAGATATTCCTGCATAAATGTCTCTGCTTTCAGCACCAGCGAGCCGTTTGAAATTATTTGCGTTGCAATATCTGAAATAGCTTTAGCCCTGGTGATTTCCTCTTGCAGCTGCTCCCCTTTTATATCCTCATCGCCTAACCGCTCCAGCTGGGCGAAGAGATGGTTGTTTAAGTCGTTAAGCGTGTTTTTCATTTTTGATATACCACCTTTACATTTTTTCTTCCCCAGGCATAAGCCTCTTCCCGGCTCTCCACCGCCAGGTCGATCTTCCCCGGCCCAATCCGCCCCCCCCGATCCTGGACAACTCTCCTCCCGTGTCCCTGTACCCATATCCTGGTACCGAACTCCACATCCGGCCCGGCTGCGGCCGTGACACCGGGGATAACTTCCGCCCCGCTGGCTGCGACATGGGGATCTCCCTCATAGCACATGCCTTCTTTCGCTGCCGGGTCCAGCGGCGCATAAGCGGTTACTTCGGCCATGCTCACTTCCCAGTTGTCCAGCCACTCTTCCATGCGCTGGTAAAGCTGCTCCTGTGCTTCTCTTTCTTTGGCCAGCTGCCGGAGCTGTTCATTCTCCTTCTCAAGGTGTAGAATTTCAAGACGCAGCTGGGAGATTTCGTCCTGCATATTCTCCTCCTGGACAAAAAGGTTATAAATGCCAATAAGTGCCAGTATCAAACAGAGCAACAAAGCAAATATTGTGTTCGGATATTTCATTCGGATTTTCACCACCTTTTTATTACATTTTTATCCATTGTTATTTTTTACCTTTTTATTTTAATTTCTTTTGTCATGGATTAGGGGAAGGAGTCGTCGTGCGAAGCTTGACGCACGACTACTTCCCCCCATGACTGACCGCAGGGAAGGGAAACGACATATATACGTAGTATATATGTTTTTTTCTTCCCGATTTTTCCTAATTTTTCCCAGGACGGAAAATAACGTTTTTTACGTTTTTTTCTTCCTGATTTCTCCTAATGCTTGCCATTATTGTTATTGTAAGGAATAAAGAAGAAAATAACATGTTTTTGAATTTTTTTTCCTCAATTTTCCTAAATATTCCCAAACTCATTTTTTTAGTCTCCTTTGGCGGAAAACAACGTAATTCATGTTTTTTTCTTCCTAAATTTTCCTAAACATTTACATTAATGGAATGTGTTAGTTAAATTTAGGAAAATAACGTTTTTTACGTTTTTTTCTTCCCCACTATGCTTCCGTCAATATAATAATCTCCATGCTCTCTTATCCTATTTTTTACAGTTTTTTCCGTAACTCCCATATATTCAGCCATGGCCTGTACTGTTACAGTGGTTCCGATCATGCACGCTTCATAAGCATTTTCTACAGCTATTTTCCTATCTTTTTCCTTTTTTGCCTTTGGCTTTCGCTTTTCCATGGCTCTTTTCCAGGGTGCTTTTTCGCCCTCAGTTTCCACATTTTTTAGAATGTTATTATCGTCTACCTGGTGCGTCGGGTAGTTAAACCATAAATTAACTGGTTTAAATTTTGGAAACTCCCGGAGGGTTGCATCAATTCTCCACGCTGACCGTTGTTGTATGGCCTGCCTTGCCGCATAAATATTCTTCAGCATATCTTGGTATAGGTCCCTACCTAATAGCTTGTCACAAGCCGGCAGCATGGCTTTCTCGCTGCATTGGTCGTCCTGCGATACCTCTTCTTCCCATCCCTGGACATGCTTGTCCAGCCAGGATTTACATACTGCGCAAACAGCTTTATTTTCCTCTTGTTTCAGCAGGTCTTCAGGTAGATCCAGCTCAATGTAATCCAGCAGGGCATCAGGGTCCCGGGCGAATACTCCTGAGCCTGATGCCCTGTCCATACTCCGTTTTTGCCCCTGCTGTCCCTTGCTGTGATGGTGACAGTAGATTACTGCTGCCCCCAACTCCGTGCATACCCGGTCGAACTCATTACAAAACCGGGCCATTTGGTCAGCACTGTTTTCGTCACCGGTAATCACTTTATAAATGGGGTCAATGATGATAGCAATATAATTCTTTTTCTGGGCCCTCCTGATAAGTTTTGGAGCAAGCTTATCCATAGGCACCGATTTCCCCCGCAGGTTCCAAATGTCAATGTTTTTTAGGTTTCGTGGCTCCCAGCCAAGAGCCGTGTAAACGTCCTTAAATCGGTGCAGGCAACTAGCCCGGTCAAGCTCCAAATTGACATACATAACTTTACCCTGGGCACACTCCCAGCCTAACCATTTCTCTCCCTCGGCAATAGCACAGCATAACTGAATGAGCGCATAAGACTTTCCGGCTTTAGATGGTCCAGCTAACAACATCTTATGACCTTGCCGGAGCACTCCATCAATAAGAGGCGGCGCCAGGTCTGGCATGTTGTCCCACACACTGGCCATAGACTCTGGCTCTGGCAGATCGTCGTTAATGCCTTCTATCCACTCCTGCCACTCCTGCCAGCTTTCCTTGCCGATGTTGGTATCTATTAAAAACTGTTTTCGATCCCCCCGCATAACGCCCGGCATCCGGGAGAGCCGGGAAGGATTCCGGTTCTGGCTGTCTACCTTTAATCCGTTCTTACGGCAGACATTATAAAGATAATCAACCCGTTTTCGGTATTCCTCATAATTTCCAGCTTCAATTTTAACGATGGCATGTAAGCTTTTTTTGCCACTATGCACCAGGCAGGCAACAGGTAATTCTAATTCCCGAATGATAGCGTTCTGTTGGTCTATCTCCATATCATCAGATTCTACCAGGGCATATCGGTACTCAGTGACGTTCTCATTCTTTACCCCATTGCCATCGAGGGGATTAAACCTGATCCAGGCACCGACTTCCGGCTTGTAATCTCCCAGGACGCTGCCAATGTCACCCTGGCATTGGTTAAGTTGCTGTATAAGTTCCCCGGCAGACCGGTCACAGCATCCCTTGGTTGGCAGATACCGACCATCTTTCTCCCAGCTGTCGCAAACATAACCAACATTTTCCGAGGCTTCAAATAGGATAGAGAGATATTTGGTTAGATGCTCTACCGGATCCCAGGTTTCAGGCTCTATGACTTCCTGTCCTTCAACCCAGTTTTTGTTGATAACAACTAAGTCTTCTTTTCCGCCGATAATTGCATCCCATTCCAGCTCGTATCCAGGGCCGGATTCTTTCCGTTCTGGTACCCAGCCCTGGTCTTTCGCCAGGGCCACCAGGGTCCCCGCTGTAACCGGGTTAGGGGAGCCGTGGAAGCTGTCCCATTTCCGGAAGCACTCCCCAGGATGATAGCGGGCGCTGTCCCGCTTACTCCATTGTTCCCAGTCTGCAGCTGTATAGCCAGCATCTTTGAGTGCCATTCCTACGGAACACCAGTCTTGATAATTAAGGTATGCGGGGTCTATATGGTTGAGCAGTTCAAGCTCTGTCATACTTTTGGCTCCTCTGTTTGCCATTTATTTAACTGTCTATTAATTTTTTTCCTAACTATTTCTAGACTTGATCCCCAAATTACTTTAGTATCGTAAAAATTTACTACTGGATTTTGTACTACTGCATAATAGCTTTGGCCCTTAGTATGGGACATGTTATTTTTATGAATTTTATAATCTATCATATAGCTGCCTCTTTAAATTCATATGGATCAACGTCCCTCGGTACGCGCCAACCATTAGCCGCTATCCGGTCAATTAACTTCCTGGCTGTTTCAAATTGCCATGTCCCCACATGCTGAAAACCTTTGCTTTCCAGAAACCGGATCTGTTTCGGGGTGGTAAGCCCTTCCCAGCGCCGCTTAGCCAGCCGTTCCAGAAGCTTACTGGCTTTTCCCGCACATTCGATCTCATCCGGGAATATGCCCAACTTCTCAAGCGTTTTAATTTGTTTATCGGATGGCGGTCCCATCTCCCAACCGAAGCTTGGCACATATCCGGCCAGATCTTCAGCTTGAATACTCATTTCAAATTGCAGGGGATCTACCAGTTTTCTTTTCCGGTGTTTCATTTCACGGAGCGCTTTCGCCAGGGCTTCCTCCCGAGCGGCAACAACATCTTTTTTTGCCTGCACTTCTGCTTCTTCAATGTCTACCGCACAACCGGCTTCTTCGATATTCTCTGTCATTTTCTGTGCTACTTCCGGATTCTCACAAATCAGATGGGCGGGGTGGCATAGCTCGTGCCGTTCGGTATGCCAGAGGAAGTCAAGGAGGAGCAGGTGGTTCTTGTCCGAGCAGATTCGAGTTCCACGTCCAACCATCTGACTGTAAAGACTTCTAATTTTAGTTGGCCTGAGAACCACAATGCAATCTATTGTTGGACAGTCATATCCCTCAGTTAGCAGCATAGAGTTACAAAGCACATCATATTTACCAGCTTCAAAATCATGTAATTTTTCTGCCCGGTCGTAGCTTTCGCCGTTTATTTCTGCGGCCTTAAATCCACGTGATTCAAGGATATCCCTGAATTTTTGACTTGTTTTAATAAGCGGTAGAAATACAAGTGTTTTTCTATCCATACAATATTTAGCCATTTCATCTGCAATCTGGTAAAGATATGGCTCCAGTGCCGTTCCCAGCCCACTAGCTTGGTAATCACCAGCTTGCTGCTTGACGCCTGTCAGATCTAATTTTAAGGGAACTGTTTGTGCCTTAATTTTGCAAAGGTAGCCGTCCTTTATGGCTTTAGGCAAAGAATATTCATAGGCAAGCGACTCGAAATACTGCCCCAGGTTCCGCATATCTCCCCTGTCAGGTGTTGCTGTTACCCCAAGGACATTCGCACAGTCAAAGTGTCGCAATATCCTCTGATAGCTCTCTGCCAGGGCATGATGGGCTTCATCAATAATGATAGTGTTAAAATAGTCTGAAGCGAAACGGCGCAGTCTATTTTCACGTGTCAATGATTGAACAGAACCTACAACAACCCGGTACCAACTGTCCAGGCAGGTGCTTTCGGCTTTCTCAACAGCACAACTTAGCCCGGTAGCCTGTTGCAGTTTATCGGCAGCCTGGTCAAGCAATTCCCCGCGGTGAGCGAGTATAAGAACCCGCTCACCGTTACGGACGCAATCTTCGGCTAGGGAGCAGAATACAATAGTTTTTCCAGTGCCGGTCGGCAGCACCAACAAGGTTTTCTGTATTCCTTTCTGCCATTCGCTTTTAATGGCTTTTTTTGCTTCCTGTTGATACAAACGTGGTTCCATTATCTAAAATTTCCCTTCTTCAAATGCTGGTTTTTCTGGTTCGTAAAACTTCTTAATCTCGTTAAATTCTAAGGTATCACCATTATCGTTAGTCCATTTACGAATACCAACTTTTGCTCTACCTTTGGAGCCGATAACCTTACTCCAGTCCATAGATACCCGTTGTCCCTTCTGACGCTGGCCAATAGCAGTAAAAAAATTACAAAGTAAACCTTCAGTCTTAGTATGCAAGAATAGTTGATGTTTAATGGTGGAAATGCCTTCTTTGCCCTTAATCCGAATACTCACTACTGCTTTATTGCAGGGCGGAAGCTTTTCGCTTCCAGGGTGCCGGCCTCGTTCGAATTCGGTAACTTCAAAATCATAGTCACCCTCGGGAAGCAAAGTAAACTCAGGGCCATCGTTTTCAATTTCATCATTCCAGCCTAATTCACGATCTTGATTGTCCATGTGCAGTTTTCTCCTTATCCTCTATTTTTTTGAATCATGGCAAACACCTGGGGCCAGGCCGCTACCAAGACCCCATTAATAAACTGCGGATCATAATTACTGATAGGCGTATCAACGGGATAATAACCTCTTGCCCCAACTACCTGCTGAATCTCTTGGACTGTTACATTATTAGTAGTCATTAAATCAGCTAATGCTTTTGGGATATTTTTTAAATCATCTTTAGGTGGTTGGTTAGATGCAATTTTATTAACAACGGTATTAACTGACTCATGGAAAGAGCTATATACCGCCTCAGCATCAGCTTCAGTTATTTCAAATTGTTGAGGTTCCGTTTTTACTGGTTTTGATTCAGGAGAGGAAGATTGTTTTGGAACAGGGGCAGGAGTAGTAACAGCTGCTACCGGCTGCGCTTTCTTAGTAAAAACACAGTGCTTAATTTCATTATAATCAAGTTTTAATTCCGGGGCTAAGTCGTGGCGGTTCTTAGCATCCCAGCAGGGATGATGAGACGTGTACATGACACGCTCTCCACCCTGAGCCTTGTTCTTGCCTTTTGCAGCTCCCTGGTTGTCCACATTAACAATATAGGTTTTGTAATTGCAGAAGAGGATTATATCTGCCCACTCTTTGACAAGCGGTGCAACTTTCTTTTCAAGCTTTAATTCCCAGCGGTCGTATGATCCGATTTCATCTGGCTGCTCAAATTTCCGCATTTGCGCGTGGGCTACCAGCGTAACGTTAATTCCAAGTTCAATAAGCTCTTCCAGCAAGTTAAGCATCCGGCCGTATTCCTCGGCCAGATAGGTATAGCCTTTGCCATATCCAAAATCTTCAATTCCTGTTTTTTGAGATTTTGAACAAATTTGTTCTTTGCATAATTTTTCAGCCCAGTCTGCCGTATCAAGAGCTAAAGTTCCATGAGTCATTTGAGGGGTTGATTTTACATAATTTATTACTTCTTTGATTTGTTCTAACATCATAGCCCAGCTTGTTGGTCTATACCTTAAAACATCTAATCGTTTAGTGCTGCCTTCAGTATCAATAAAAATAACGTTAGGAAATTTACTTGCTAAAGTAGATTTACCAATTCCCTCAGGACCATATATAACAAACTTCTGTGCTCCTTCAATAATTCCACTTGTAAGCCCAAGACCTCCCATTAAAATTCACCCTCTTTCCATTTTGGAGAATCTGCCGGCTCTGGTAATTCTTTCCCTTTTACATACCCGTCCTCAATAATAATTTCGCACTCTGGCCCGGTGCTTACCCGGGTAGCGATTACCTGCAGCCCCTCAGCCTCCAGCCAGGCTCCGAACTCCCGCAGCGTGTCCATGTCCATCTGTTCTAATTTGTCCATGAGTACAAACCCGCATTTAGGATTCAGCTTCCGGATGATGGCTACAGATACTTTTAATTGATCACTTCCGCTCATGTTATCCCATTTGAACCCATTATAAGTGAGCTCCCCATCCACTACAGAGAGGCCCGGTAGGGGCAGATTAGCATCTTTTAACAGGTCAATTTTAGCCTGGCGGACGTTATCAATTTCAATGGTTAAGGTATTATATTGATTTCTGTATTCGAGAGCGTCCTCTTCAGCCTTATCCTTGTCCAGGTTAGCCCGGACTTTGCGGTTAATTTCTTCGATATTAGTAATATTTTTTTCAAGTTCTTCGGTCGATTCGTCATGGAGGTCCAAGGCAGATTTTTGTGCTATTTCTATGTCAGCATAAAGATTTTTTTCTTGGACTTCTAATGCTTTCAGCTTTTCTTTTAATTCTTTGATTTGAGCACTTAAATATTTGTAATCATTACGCAAGCTATCAAGCTTATCTCTTTTACGCTGATTCTCTCCGTTTTTTGCAAGAATTGTTTGTTGCTGCCGGATCAGCTCTGACGCAGAAATGAGTTCTTTGGGTGCATCCGGGTGATACGGTTGTTCCTTGGCAAACTTCGTTTTCTGATCGGCTATCTGGCCGATAGCATGACGCCGATTATATATTTCTTGTTCTTTTTGCTCTAATTCAAAAAGCTGATCGCCAACCCCGATAATCTGCAACAATGTCTGTGCCTTTTCTTTTGAGCTTGACTGCATGAACTTTGGCAGGTCCAAGGCCAGCTGCTCCACAAATTCATTGAGCAACTGCTGGCCGCCCTTCTGGCCGTTGGGGTCAATGACTTTAAGATCGCTGTTCTTTCCCTTGCGCTCAACTACCAGACCGTTACTCAGCACCAGGTGAAGGTTCGGAGGAATAACAGAGCCTTTGCGCTGCGCTTCAGATGGTCGGTATTTCTCCCCGCCTAACGCCCAGGCGATAGCATCAATGACGCTGGTCTTACCTTGCTTATTTTTACCACCTACTATGGTTAGGCCGTTTGGAGAGGGTTCCATTTTAACAGCCTTAACTCGTTTTACATTTTCAATTTCGAGTTTATTAATTTTAATGCTCATAAAAGAATCACTCTTTTCTGTTTAGAATATCTGCTTATCAAGTGTAGCTCCCCCACGGGGGCCTTAGCTACAAGCCAGTTCGCCGGGTTTAGGCGTTTGCTGGCGATTAGTTCCCTCTGACGTCGGGTCGGTCGCTTGCGGGCTATTGTTTATTCACTCCTCTTATACTATTACTAACTGCTTTGCTTCCACATACTTATCTTCCCAGGCTACACCGATATAATCCAAAACCTTGCCCCAGCCGTATTTCTCACCTGTTTTTTCGTCAGTTACGCATTTATACATCCAAAATTCCCATTCTTTTGGATTGCTTTCCCGCAGCCTATCAAATCTATGTGGTCGTTTTTCGATATGGATGCCGAAACCGCACATGGTGCAGCCTGTCCTCTGCGCTCCCGTTGTATAGAGCAAACCTTTTTTATCACGTTTAATTATTCCGTATATTGCAGGGATCGGGGCTTCCAGTTCAAGAGCCAACCGGAGTATGTCTTGCCGGTTGAATATTGCAAACGGGCAGCTCCTGGTAACGGTTTTGCCATAATAATTGCAGCCGTGCTTCATAAGTGCCTTTTCTCGCTGTCCGCCCTCAGAGGCCATAAGGCCCATGTATGGCTTCCTGCCTGTTTCTTTAGCATAGTTGTCGCAAGGCTTTTCTTTCAAATAGTAACAACATTTGTTGCTGACCCTAAAAGGAGCTTGTCTATAATTTGTGCCGTATTTTTCGTTCTCCATTCCTGCAAACAGCTCTAGCCATTTCTGAGGAAGCTTCATCCTTGTTCCTTTTCTCCAGCCACCATAAGCGCCGGTATCTCCTGTCATAATCGCGTTTCTTACGGTAGTGTTCTTTTCGGTTGGGTTTTGGAGCAGTGCTATTTTCCCGGCCTTTTCTTTACTTATTACTGGAAAACCTAATTCACGGATAACCGACACTTTACTTTTTTGCGGGCGCAACCTTTGCACGCCTAACTGCTTATGCACTTCCTGGATGCTTTTATCTTCCAGGACAGAAACAGATATGGCCGGAATATTCTTGCTAACATACTTTCTCAAGAATAAAAGCAATGTAATACTGTCTAGGCCGCCCACGGAGCAGAACACGTCCCCGTTTAATTCGTCATAGAATTCTCGCGCCCTTATTTCGGCATGTCTTATTTTTGCCTCGTACGGAAGTCTCTGTTTTTGCATAAATTCCCACGGCTTCATAAAGGAATTACTCCTTCCCCGTTAAAAGTTACTTGCTTGTCCACTCCTCTCGTGTTAAAATACCGTTAACATGAATTTCTTTGCCGCTTACGGGCGGCTTTTTTCTTTTGTCGATACTCTGCCAGCGCCACTACTTTGCCGCTCTCCACTCCCGCTGCCAGTTCGCTTACCAGCCCCCTTGTCATTCTGGTCCGCTGCTCCCGGAGCCAGGAGCGGAAATCACGGTTGCTGCCCTTGAATGCTGCTATCCTCATTGTTCGTTGTCCCTCCTTTCCTCAATTTTTAAAAGGACAAAATTGTTTTTTTCTGTCACCTCTCCCCCGCAGCGTTCACATTTCCACGGCTGGGTATTGGCAGAGTAGCGAACCAGGCTGCAGGTAGGACACTTTCGCATTGGCAATATGGATCACCACCTAAAAAAGATTTTCTTCAAGTATCTTTATGCACTCCCTGAAAGCATCTTCCTTGCCATTCTGGAAGCCGGTTGTATAATTAGTCGGCTTCATATACGCCTCCCTGTGAGCACTGTCAGCCAGATTCGAGATTATTTTTATGATCTGCTCTTTGGTGAGCTTACCCGTGATGGTCATGGGCGGGCTCCTTTCTGATTTTTTATACATACTTGAAAT